CGCTATCTTTTAATTTTTCTGTATCTATTCGAAGTCTTTCAACATCCATTTGTAGTCGTTCAATATTAACTCTATTGTTCATCATACCATCAACTCTTATCGTTAATTTTTCTAATCCTTCAGCAATGTGTTCTAATAACATAAACTGTTCTTGATCAATTGGTTTTTGTGCAGATGCTTCTAATAAATCTTGTTCAAATAATTTATTTGCAGTCTCTAATGCATTGAGTCTTTCAATCACACCGAATGCAAACCACGCGCCTACAATTACGGCTGCGACCAACCCTATTAAATTACGTAACGGAAGACCGATACTTGTGTTCTCGTCGATTTTTATTGACATGATAGACACTCATCAGAACCTGAATCTAGTTCTGCTAATGCCTCTTCTTTACAATCTTGACTACAGAATAAATCCAATTCATCTTTTGGTTGGAATTCTTTCTCGCATTGTTTACATTGTTTCATTTTTTTCTCCCTCGTCTTTTGTTTAATAAATTTAATCTTTTATGCCAACACCATGTTGTAAGTTTTATAGCATATGTTTCTACTATAGAAAAACATTTATCAATGAAACCAAAAAAATTATATAACCATTTATCTATCATTTACTTGCAATTTTACCTTTGTTAGGCCCTTCCTTAATTACATATTTTTGTGTACCATGTGCACCTGTTTCTACTTCTTTTTTTAAATTTTTAAATAAAATTTTTTCTTTTTCTTTTTGTTCTTTGTTTTTTAAAAAAGATTCAATTGTTTTTGTGTCTCTCATTTGTCCTCCTTGTTTTCCATTTCGTAAAACATTTTGTCACTATCTTCTGTAACCATTCCATTATCTTCCGCATCCCAGTATGTAGTTTGGACTTTATAGTCAGGCCAGCTGTTATCAGTAGTGTATGAATTAACATGCCACAAAAGGCGATTATTAGGCTGAGCTGCAAAATTCCCGTTATCAAGCTCCAGTATATGTGCACACTTATGTTCTTGAGGAATTTCAGAGTGTTCAGTGTCCAAAATGTTAGTATCTGGATGTGCCCAATCAATCGTAAATAAATATTTACCATGATAAAATTTCTTGTCTAGTCCTAAAAATTTTCCTCTTATACCATCCAACCAATCAAAGCAATGAACGCTAGGCCAATAGCTAAAACAGTTCCACAGCTCCAACTCGTCGATTGACATATCTGGCACTTCGGATCTAGAAAGATGTTTTTGGAAAAACGCTGAGATAGGCAAACGCCAATAGCACGCACCATTGGGTAGCATGATGTTAAATAAGAGCGCCCTTCCTGATATAGAGCTAAGACCAAAGATAACGCAGTCACTAGACTCTCCCTGATGTTTTTTAAGATCATAAAGATACTCCTTCCTTATTTTACAATAGATTGGAGGAATGTTCGCGTTTAAATATGCCATAATATTTACCCATGTATTTCACCCCAAGTATTGCCATATTCGTAATCAACTTTATTTGGGACGGCTAGTTTAACAGCATTCTCCATAATTTCAATTATCTTTTTAGCCTGTTCTTCAGACTCAATAGATATATCTAATTCATCATGAATTTGAATGTGCGGTATAATACCTTCATTATATAAATCTAACATTGCTTTCTTCGTCATATCAGCTGCACTGCCTTGAATTAATTTATTTAAAGCTTTGTAAGTCATTGCTCTTCTTATATTAGCTCTTGTTGCATTAGGATATTTTTCAAAATACGCAGCTTCTGCATCAGGTTTACTCATAGGTGCAATAAATTTACCATTGTTCCATTCAGCTATTTCCCATTTATCAAATCTACATCTACGACCTAACAGTGTACCAATGGATCCAGATTTTTGAGACATCTGAGAAGTCATATTCATAAGATCTTTTACAAATGGAACATTCTCATGATATTGATTAAATAATTTTTCCGCTTCATCTTTAGTAGCCAAACCTAATTCTGCTTGTAATTTTGCTTTACCCATTCCATAAAACAAACCTAAGTTAATTGTCTTTGCTTGTGATCTAGATATTCCTGCCATGTCAGCAACTTTTTGGTGAAAGTCTACAGAGTCTTTTTGAAATTCTTTAACAATGTCTACAACAGAATCATCATACATAATTGGATCAGTGTTTGCTGCATAGTGTACAACCAATCTTGGTTCTTGTTGTGAATAGTCAAAACAACCCCAGGTACAATTTTCTTCTGGTATAAATAAACCTCTAATCATTGGACCTAAATCTTTATTCCTTGCAGGAATTTGTTGTAGATTTGGATTACTATAACTAAATCGTCCTGTCACCGTTCCACCTTGATCAGAACGTATTGGATTTATATCTGCATGTATTCTGCCTTTATATTCATGTTTTAAAATTGTATCTATAAAAGTTGTGTGTGCTTTATTTATTTCTCTTGCTTTTGCAATTTTTTGTACTAAAGGATGTTCGTGTTCAGACAGAAAATTTTTAGTAAAACTAGGCGCTTGTGATTTTACAGTTCTTTCGTAAGGTAAATTTAATTTATCAAAAACTTTTGCAATGCTTCTTGCAGCCCATATCTGTGGCTCAATACCTGTCTCTTTTTTTACATCTAATAGCAATGCTTGCTCTTGTTGTGTTAATCTTTTCTTTAATAAGTGAGCTTTCTCCACATCTACTCGCACACCTTTAAATTTCATATCAACCAAACATGGAAATAATTGTGTTTCCAGGTCAAATATCTTTTCTAATTTTTGTCTTTGTATTTCTCCAGATAATTTTTTAAATAATTTTAAAGTTAATGTTGCATCTTTTTCTGCATAAGCTCCAACATCCATTGCAGGTAATTTATACATTTCTGATTTAGCATCTATACCGGCTGCAGCTGCTGCATCTAATAAAGCTTTTTCATCTTTTACTTCACCAAGATAATCAAAACCAACACTGTTCAAAGAATAAAATAATCTGTTCTCGTCAATTAAAGATGCCATCACCATTGTGTCAATGATATGTCCATTGATCTGTATTCCGTATGATCTTAACCAACACACATCATACATTGCATTGTGAAATATTTTTATAGTATCTGTTGCACAAACTTCTTTTATATAATCTATTACAATTCTTTTATCTAAATTACCTTCTCTATGTCCTATTGGATAATAACCAGACCAACCATCAACAGCTAAAGCAAAACCTATAATCTCACCCTCACCAATTACTGCACCAGATCCTCTTGTTTTTAAGTTTGGATCTCTTGTTTCTAAGTCAATTGCAATATATTTTTCTTTACTTAAATCAGGAAAATTTTCTGGACAAGTCCATTCTGTTGCTGCTGTAAACATTTAATTAACACTCCTTAAAAATTTTAATTCTTTTTCTAGAATAGATTGTTTTGTTTTCTTAACTATATAATCAAAAATGGGACCATGACATACAGCTTTAGTCCTTTCTTTATTTTGAAATAAAAAATATTTTTTAGATATGTTTAAACATAGACCACTTTTTTTTAATTTAATTCTAACAGATTTTTTCCTGTCTCTTACTAAAATAAAATTTTCTTCATCTAATATTACATTCATATCAAATCAAATAAATAAATTGTCATCAATGAATAAAAAAATAAATCATGAACTGCAAATAAGTTCATTTCTTTTTACTCATGTCTTTCATCTTTTTAATTTCTAATTCACAATAATGAATTATCTTTTCTAAGTCTTGTATACCATTTTTATTCATATATCTACACACGTACTTAATTACGTTTCCTTGAAAAAATGAAAGATCATTTTTTGAAATAAATTCATACGGTTGAATGTGAAAGTCTTTGTAGTGACTCCCGCCTATTTGTTTATTTTGTGGAAATGCTTCATCAAACATATCTTTACTTGTCATATTATTTCTTCTCCTATGTTATATTGATATTCATAACCTTGATTCATTATGAATAAGTTTTCTTTTGCTCTTGTCACACCAACAAAAAATAATCTATGTTCAGTGTCCTTATTTACTTGAGCTGCGTTGTAAATAATTCTTTCTAAATCTGTAAATAAAATAACATTCTCAGCTTCCTCACCCTTAACTGCGTGTATCGTAGATAGTTTTATTCTTGCCGGTTTGTTTAGATCCTCGCCGCTCGCCACAAGTTCCCGGATATAATCGACCTGGTAATCTTTAAACTTTAAT